TGCTGCATTCGTTACTTCCATCTGAAGTAACAGGTAATTAGTTGTTTCATTAACAGCGTCTATAATATTTCCAGCTTCCGATATGCTCGGTCCTGATAGAGTAGCACCAGAATTAAATGTAAAAGCATCAGTTGAACCGGTAATACCGCCATGATTAGCTGCTAATTCAACAGCATCATCAGCTACTTCATACCCGGCATCACTACCACTGTTTTTAGTTGGAAATTCATTACCCACTTTACAAGTAATTCCAGCACCAAATCCACCACCGTCAGTCCAAAACTGAATATTATCAATTTGTGTTGCCGGTGCAACTGTACATTTTAGATACACATGTTTCCAATAACTATAGTTTGTTCCAGCAGCGGGAATAGGAATTGGATTAACAGTATTGGTCCAAGACCACTTATATTTTGTTCTGTTCCGGGAGAACCATCAGAACCACCAAAATCGAACATAACCACCATTGTTGCTGCCATTATTTTACCTCTACTATAGCAAGTTGACTTCCATCCCACAAACCAGCATGTGTCATTAAATCAACCCATGAATCCGTCTGGAATGCAACCTTAAAATAAAATTGATAATCAGCCGTTATTACTGCTCCTGCTCCCGGTGCTCCCATTAATGTAAAATCAACAATACCGGTATTATCATCAAGTGTAAAATCAACACCTTCTGTTTTAGCAACATTGTCAACTTTAACTGTTGGTGTATATGTAGCACTTGGAACAATCAATGTTTTGTTTTCATCCCACTCCTGTGATTCACCCGGATAGTATGTTTTTATTAATTGAAACTCAACTTGAGCAGCTTCGGCAGTTATGCTGCATTCAGAATATGTAGCCGCATAATCCCATCTATCTTTAAGTTTGAATGTTTGATATTGTCCGGCTGCTCGATTGAACAATTCAATAATTTTATCTCGATTTGTTTCGGTTAAATATTTATAATTTAACCACCATCTACGCATAGGTGAATTATTAATTTGATTTGCCTGTCGTACTCTATTATCATACTGTACTACATCCGTACTCCACAAAAATTCTTTTTTCAATGGACCGGCTTCATCAAATCCGTCAAAATCGGCATCGGCATCTATAAAATTATTTATTACAATATCAATTGCCATTATCTTCGCCTTGATGGATGGTTATCTCTTAATGCATCCTCTACCAGTGACGCAATTGCTCTTTTGTTGCTGGCTAAAAATCTGTAAGTATCACGTGAATTTATTGCGTTTACGTTGATACTTATAACTACGGGTTTTCCAGTACCTTGCATTTGTACAGGAATAGATCTACCATCTGGTAATGGTACAACTGCTTCATCAAAATCACCTTCACCTACAAGCCCCATTGTTGGTTCGGTAACTATACCACCATGTTTAAGTGCCCTAAAACCACCTTTAAAAATACCACCAGTTGCAGCACCCATTAACCAAGATGGAGCAGATGTTGCAGTTGAATGAACTGGAGCACCCAACACGGTTCTACCACCTGAAATCATAAAGCCTCTGGAATCAACAGGAAGCCCGCCACCACCACTCATTGCAGCAGAACCAACTATGCTGCCAAGAATATTTAAACCCTGACCTCTGGCTCCATTACCAGCATATGGATTATTACCCATAAGTGACATCATAATGTTTCTTGCAGCAATATCAGCAAAGAAATCAAGAAGTGATCTATGAATTCTTTGTATCATGTTAATAAAAACTTCCTCAAATGATTTTGTTCCTTCTGCAAGATCAGCAAGACTTGTTTTCAAACCATCATGAACATCATCAAATACTGTTTTCATTCCCTCCTTTATGTAGATTTGAATTGTTGGGTATTGTTCCTTCAAATCCTCTACATATTCATCTCTCGCTTCTTTTATCATTTTAAACCAATCAAGATGATCTTTTGTGCTTTTCTTCAACACTTTACTGGTTTCTTGTATGGCGTTAATTTCTTTCTTTGCACTCTCCTCGATCATGTTTCCTACTTTTCCCTGCATTCTGATAACAGTATTCGCCCAAGTTTCTAAAGATGCGAGATTTTCGTCACGCCATTCAGTAACATTAAGACCAACTTCTTTCATTTTCTTCTTAATAGCATCACTGGTTTTAAACCAAGCGGCAAGACCAATCGAAGTAAATAAAGTACCCGGACGATCAGCATAACCAATAAAACCTGCCGGTTCTCTCTCACGTCTTACAAGTTTCAAAACTTCAAGAGCTTTCTTTTGTAACTCAAGATTTCTTTTTGCTACATCAGAAATTTCTTGTCCCTTCTTTGTTTTCACTAATTCTTTGTTGTATTCAGCCCACGCTTCGGTACTTTCCTTGATTGATTTGGTGTTACTCTTTATTTGGTTGTCAATTTCTTCATTTTTCTTTTTCCATTTGCTATAATTCATAACAACAGCAGTAACAGCGGCTACTAAAGCAGCAATACCAACAATTACTGCTCCCACTACTAACAGCAGAGCACCAAATGATACACCAACAGCACCAGCTATTAATGCCAAGCTACCAAGCATAGCTGCTAAACTACCAACAATTGATAATGTTGCGCCAATAGCCGCTATTGTAGAAACTAAAGTTGTTGATAACATTTTGTGTTCTTTTGACCATTCACGCATCGATTTGGTAACTTGTCCAAGACCACGAGCTAATGAAAGTACGGCTGGAGCTAATAGGCGTCCTATCTCCCTACCCAATGCTTTAACTTCTTGTATCGCTTGTCCAGTTTCCTCGGCAAAAGCTTTCATTTGTTTTCCAACAACGTCCGTTGTGGTTCCAGCAGAATCATCCATCTCCTTAGCAAAATTTCTTATTGCTTCCGGTCCTTGATTAATAATGTTCAACATACCGGTGATGGCACGAACACCAAAAATGGTTGCTATTGCGTGTTTTCTTTCTTTCCCACTGGCCGTTTCAAGAGCAGAAACAAGATCAATCATTATATCTGTAAATACTCTCATGTTATCGTTTGCATCGAATACTTCTATGTTCCATCGTCGAAGCTCTTTTCTAACCTCTGATGATGGGTCCATAAGATTAACAAACGCACGTCTTAGAGCAGTACCGGCACGAGAACCCTTAATACCAGCATTTGCCATAAATCCAAATGCTGCAGCCACTTCATTTAAAGGAGTATTTGCTTCTTCCGCAATTGAAGCAACAAGACTCATCGATTCACCAAGCTGTGATAAATTCATGTTTGATGAAATAAAGGCTTTTGTTAGTATGTCGGTTACAATAACGGTGTCTTTAAATGAAGTATGTGTTCCTTTCATCACATCAACAAGCGTTTCAGCAGCAAATGCAACATCCATTACACCCGCTTTTGCAAATGCAACGACATCATTAAAAGCTTCCATTTGTTCCGAAACACTTAAACCTGCTGAACCGAGATAATAAAAAGCTCTGGCAGATGAAACAGCAGAAATATTAAACTTGATCGATGCCTTTTCAGCCATGTCAGACATTTTAATAAATTGACCTTCGGTAGCATTACTAACTGCTGCAGCTTGACGCATAGCTCTGTCAAAGTCACCATATTCTTTAACGGCTTTGCCAAGAGAAGCAGTAATAGCAGCACCAATAAGAGCAACGCGAACCCCCATCGTACGCATGGTTTGTGCGTTTCTCTTCATGAACATGTCGGTTTTCTTTAAAAAACCAGACATCATACTGGTGGCTTTAGAAAGACCTTTAGCCCATTTGGTGGTATCAGCTATAACCTCAGCAACAAGAGAACCTATTTTTATACCACCACCAAGGCTTAAACTGCCACCACTAAAACCTAAATTTAAACTACCATTAGCCATTTTTATTCTTCCTGTACTTTTTTAACCATTCACTCGGAGGTCCAGGCATACCTTCTTCAAAATACTTTTCTTTTTCCTCCTTATTCCATTTTATCACCGGCATACTTGTGTTTTTCAGTTTTTCCGTTAGATTTTCTGACGATCGAACCTTTTTCCTCTTCACTCCTAAAAATGCCAAAAACGCGTTTGATAGTTCTGCAAGGGATACATCTGGTGACGGTATCACTTCCCGCGTTTTGTCCAATTCTCGCAGAATCGCGTTTAATTGTTCGAATGTCAAGTTGTCTATTGTGTCTGGTGTCCATCCTTGAAATTCTCTTAACAACGTCACGTAGATTTTTGGCCAGTCTTCGTCTGGTTCGTTTTCCCTTTCACTTTGGCTACCATTTCGGCTATAGTAGGGTTTGGTAGTTTTTCTCCCCTCTCATTTATTTTGACAAATAATTCTACCAAGTTAGTCAACATTTCCTGTTGTTTTTGTTCATCATCCATTAACTCCTCAACCATTGTTTCGGTGACAGACTCATCAACCTGTTGAGCCATAATGGTGATAAGTGGAATGGAATTGTTCAGAAAATTGAAATCAACTCCGGGCCAAGAACCGGTTTCATCAGAACCGGAAAAAATTTTTGTAACCGGAAGACCAAATTGTTTTTCCAATCTTCTTTGAGTTTTTATTCGTAGCTTATCCTCAAGAACTAATCCCGGAGCTAATTCTATTCTGTTAGGTCCACTTATTTCATGTAACGAGCTTAGATTTGTGTTTTCTTTTTCCATTTTCAGATGTCCTCCAAAATGGTTTTAAAATTAAAAATTGGTGGGGACTGGAAAAGGCAGACCCAGCCCCCACCGTTCGGACCCGACCGACCCGTTTAAGACGTTTGGACCTGTTCAGCTATAAAACCCATTTGATCCCCAGCACTCCTATCGGAATCAGTTAGTGCAGTCCATATCACATCACTCAGAACAATATCCTCTTCGTGGAAGGGTATGTTCAAACGACGATTTGATACGGATTTGTAAAACACTACTATGATATATTTTGACGTACCCGGTTTCAAATGTTCAAACCGCAAGCTAACCTCAGAAACGGTCTTGTCACCGCCAAAGTTAACAATATCATAGCTTCCACCGGATGGAACTTCATAACTACTTGGGTCATAAGCTGGAAAACTGGTACTTTCACTCATTGCAGTCGTGTGGCCAAGAGCCAGTCGCATGTTTGCAACTTTTATTTCGGCCATCGATGCTTCAATCTGAGCACCTTCTCTGATGACAAATCTCTTAACAGCACCGGTGTTGTTGGCCGGTTTAAAATCGACGAATTCACCCTCAAGAGTGAGATTTACATCGCCTTTAAGATGTCCAACTTCGACGTTGTTCAGATAAAGATCACCAGCACCAAGGGTAACTCTCGTCGTGTCTTTAGACATTGCTAATACTCCTTAAAACCTCGTTTTTTCAAAATTGTTTTGAAGAGATCATCATATTGTTTGGCAATTTTTGTTACATTATGATTTGCTTCAGCAAATCTTCTACCATTAATACTTAATCTTCTTCTTAAGGCATGGTCGCTTTTAAGCGTCCTTACCTTCTCGGTTATATCTTGCTGGTCCCTTTCTATGAACAAACAATCCTTTTCGTGTTCAAGACTTTCACCATGATACCCAACCTTGGTGATAAGAACAGGGATACCACATGCAAGAGCTTCCGCAATTGTATTAGAACAACCTTCTCCGAGACTTGGTAATATCAAACAGTCTATTTTGTGATAAAATTCCTGAGGCATCATGTTATGGGCAATCTGGTCATGGCGAAACAAGGCTGATATTGTTTTTACTTCTAAAAACATGGTAAGGTAAGCTTGTTCTATGTATTTCCAGCCTTTGTAATCCATTGCCGATGCACCAGTGATGTTACCTGAAAAACCTATCTTAAAAAAGCCTGTTTGTCCAGCATCATCAAAAGGTAATTTCCAATCTGGTCGCGGTCTAAATGTTTCCAAATCTACGCCGTTGGGTATCAAAACAACGTTATCATTAACTTTTTTTGCTATATCAAAAAGTTCCTTATTTGTACATATTACTGCAGCAACTTCTGATAACTCTTTATCATATCGGGCTTTGTCGGTTCCAAATGTTCTCATTCCACCCATTCGGGTGACTGCCTTTTCAACATCCTGTTTCATTAGTTTCACCGTATCCATATTCTGCAGCATCGTCATATCAAAGAAATCAGTAAGATCTGCTGCTATCCCATTGATTCCATCACGAACAATGTTTATAAACCTATAATCTGGTAAATGCTTTATAAGGTCATTCATCACTAATCCCCATGACCAATTATTTGCATTTATCACATGCAGGACGGTTGGGATTGTTTCCATGTTAATGACCTAAAGCCATCCAGTCTAATAATTACATTATTCAAATCATCCAACATTTTAAAATTTGCCGGAGTCATTGCTATTGTTAAATCATTACCACGCACATCTACACAATTTCTACCTGCACAGTAATGTTTTCTGTGACGAAAATCCACAAGTGTTTTACTATATTCGTCAGCAAGAATGTCAAATGCCCAATCTGGTCTGTCACACATCCAACCTATCGTCGGTCCACCACCAAACATTCTAATACTACCAAGTCTTTGCGTTACTATTTCCCAATCATTTAAATGAATACACAGATGTGGAAATGGACAAAACACAATATCTGGATTCATTTCAGCGATTTCACGTTTGAATATTTCGGGTGACTTTGCTCCAACAATATACATTTTATTGTCAAAATTGGTTAAAAGTTTATTGTATTCGTCAAATTGAAACTTAATACCCCAATTCTTGCAACCAGCCATCCAAACAATTCTTGGTTTTTTATTATCAGCAAATGCATGGCGTTGTGGTCTAACATCAACTCCATATCGTCGAAATGCTTTTATTGATTCTGATTCAATAATCATCATTTGTTTTCTGATATCAGCCGGTGAAAATTTGTTACTGTGGAAAAATACAACAAGTTTATTAATTCTTTTAAAAGCACCGGACCGATACAAATCAACCAGAATTTCGTATTCAGCACCCTCAGCATTAATTTTTACGACGATATAATCATCTTTTTCTGATGTTGCTCGAAGAAAATCAACAAATCTAACACATTCTTTTCGAACAGCAAGTTGGTAATCAATGTTTCCTGTAATTTTTCCCCTTAACATCGTACTACCAACACCAGCATTTGTTTTCCCAACATACACGTCTCTTATTATGTTGGTGTTCCCCACAAGTTTCATACTACATAAAACATTGGACCAATTGTTTTTTGTACAAGTTGAAACGAGTTTTTCGAAAGATTCTGCTAACGGTTCAAATGCAAATATATCAAATTCACTGGCATCTGAGCGTTGATCATAAAACATACTCAACGATTGCCCATGGTGTGAACCTATATCATAAAATTTCTTTTTCACTTCCTAAATGCCTTCAAAAGATATCTTTCTGATCTTACCCAAACGCGGAAATTTGCATCTTGAATGTCGGGTCCAGTCCAATCTCGAAGACAGGCGAAGACCACATAATCTGTTGCTGTTGCAAATACTGCTTCCTGTCTATGAAATAAATCATAAACTCTTTCGAGAATGTCAATACAAGAATCACCCCAAGCAGTAAAAGTAACAATCATTATTTCTGGCCTTCGCCCGGTTCCGACTGTAAATTGATAGGTTAGCAATGGAAAATCTGGTTTCTCAGGCGGAAATACGTTAAATATACCGTATGGTGCGGATGAAGCCTTATTAATAAGACTTACATGACCTAAATGACCTGCAGTTGTCAACTTAGCGTCCGTCTGCAATGTTGAAACAATCAGATTTCTTATAGTTGCCATTTTATCAATCCGTGTTAGCTTTAATAAGCTCGATCAAAGCATCCCTTCCACGTCTGCCGGGACTTAAATCTTTTTCTCGACAAATTTCTCGTAGTTCTGGGACACTGTATTTGGCGTACTTTCCTTCTTTTTCCTCCTTTAGCTTCTTCGCTTCATCTTCTATGATTTGTTCTTTTGTCTTTTCATTATCTTCGGTCGTTTCATCATTCTCGGTCGTTTCCGATTTAAGTTTCTTCTCAACCGGGGCAACCGGCGTACTTCGCCATGTTTTTACTTTTGGACCACCAACTTGCTCAAAATATTCTGGACAAGTCAGTAGCTTCGACGCAGTTTCTTTCTTTACGTCGTATACTTTTCCGGGTTCGAAAGTGCCATATGCATTACAACGCTTGTTATCCGCAATACACTTAATTTTGACTTTGTTTTCTTTTGCCATTTCAAATTCTCCTTTAAAGTATATCTGACATTCTTTTACGGAAAGAATCCACGCTGGCAAACATAGCCGGAACCATAAACGGATACGGTCTGTTAGGTCTTCCCGTTTTTACATTTATTGAAGTACCGAATTCAACCCAATGAGCATAATTTTGATTGGCAACAACTTTACCTATAACAAATTTTCCTTTCACTTCGGCGTTTTGTGGTTGTATTGAATTCGTTAAATTTGTTGTTCTGTTTTGATATCTACTGTTTGCATGAGCCATATTACCATCATGACCAGTCTTAGCATGATTAGCAAGATCAACACATGTCATTTCAACAGCTTCTACAATCTGGGAAAGAACATTTTTATCAATTCTTATCAAATTGTTTTCAATCTCACGTTGACCTGTTATTTTACTTTCCATGTTATCTACCGTAGATATCAACATCAACAGTTAAGTTTTGACTTTCTCCACCAGCATCTGCTGATGGGTCAATACTTAACGTCATTGTTCCTGCACACAAAAATGCGGGAAAATTGGTGTTATCATGATCTTCAAGATTAGCAAATCTTAGAACATGATTTGTACCATCGGCGAGAGCACCTGAGTTAAACAATTCATTCCCATTTGCATCCTTTATAATTACTGTTACTGTCGGATTTGCAGTAACTGAGGAAATGCGAACACAAATCTGTTCGACAACACCATTAATATTTATATCCTCTGTTGCTGCATCATGACCTGCACCAGTTGCCCATGATTGCTGTGTTGCTGATATTAAAAACACCGGAAATTCTCTACCGGGTAAACCAAGACCTCTCTTATCCGATTTCTCTAATGACATTTTCAATCCCCTTTAGTCTTATTGAGAAATATTGTCATATGATCTTCATATTTGGCGACGTGAGTAACCCACATAAATGTTCCATCGGCTCTATGAATTTGATCATCTTCTAAAACATCGGCATCATACACCGTTATTATTTTAGAATCGTAGCTTGTTTCAAGACCCGATTCTTTTAATTTTGTTTTTCCAGATAACGGTTGCCAATCGCCAGAAAAAGTATCACTAATAGTAGTGTAATCACCATTTGATCTACCATTTGCATCATATCCCGATGTCAAACGTTTACGGGTCAATGTTTCCCCCCATTGAGAAAGAAATTGATCCGTGTCCGCCCTCATTTCTGCTATACCCATTATAACATCCTGACGTTTTCGTTTGTTCCATGCTCGTCAATGTCGTTTGCATCAAAAGTCATTATTTTGATATTAGCAACCGGACGTAACATCAATTCTTTTCTTAGTGCTAATAATTGACTAAACTTTTGACCAGCACGTTCTTCTTTATCACCAATTCGATAATCAACTTCTGGAGTAGTTATAAGAGAGGATAATGCGGAATTAACGTCATCAATACTAACATCTGCCATTTTCCATCTCCTTTAAGAAATATGGGGGAGTAGGACCTGCTCAAATCTTACTCCCCCCACGGGTAAAAACCCACAGCGAGAAGAATTTTTATTGAGGTACTACAACAATATCGCCGTCAAGTGGAATAAATGTCATGTACCAAGTGATTGCACCAGTCGTTCCCGCACCTGCGTTTGCCTGTTCAATCATTCCCTCACCACAATACCAAGGAGTCATTAATATGGTACTCCCAGCATCAGCCCCTTCAAGTGGAGTAAGAACAGATTCATTTGCATTACTGAATACATATCTTGTACCAGCAGCATCACTATCCAAATCAACGGCTGTGGAAAAATCATAATCAGTCCATCCGGCATCCGCGTCAAGATTGATTTCAAGAGCATTAGCGGCATTTCCAATCTCAGTGGTTACTACCCCGACAAAACTGGTAATTAAGATTGGACCACCTTGAACATCAAACAAATCGTCATCATCAGACGTAGCTACTTTTGACAATGCATATGTCTTACCAGCAATGAGAGGTACATCAATTTCACTCTTACCACCAACAAGTGTTTGAGTATTACCGGAACATCTTAACAATCCGGGTAAAAGAATTGCTCCGTATGTGTTACCACATAGCTTATTTTCAAGACATACACCAGTAGCATTACCGCTGCCTTCTATACATGATTGATCAGCATCGGTGTTGGTTATGACGTTTCCTATCAGGGATACGTTTGTTGGGACTGCAGCACCCCACCATATTGCAGATTCAAGAAATGGACCGAAGATAGTACATTCGGTAACCGTTGCATTTGCAATAGTGGCAGCGTCGAGATTCACAAATGTGTTAGCGTTAGCTCCTGTACAGAAGTAGGAACATTTTCTAACAACAACATTTGTAGCTGTAGTGCCGACCACAATGGAATCGACAAACTCGTCCGTCCCGGCAGCTTCGCCCTCTATGAAATCACATCCTATAATCTCAGCGTAGTCACCGGCGTTTTCAACGTCGATTGCGTGCGTTACAGTGTTGATTCCGGGCATAAAGGACAAATTAACCAACTTACAACCAGCGGCTCCGATGACAAATTCACCGTCCGCACCGTCGTAGTCGAAACGGGGTTTCGAAGAACCCACCCCCATTCCTATAATTTTCACGTTAGCAACATCTACATCCACGCCATCTGCAGTAGTAAGTGCTTCGTTATGGTTGGCATTGACCAAAAGGACATATTCAGTATAACCAGTACATGCGTTAATTGCCGCATCTACCGTGGTATAGGCATTGTCCCATGTTGAACCATCTGCATCTCCAGTGGCAGCACTATCAACATAGTACCAATTGGCATCTTCCCATCTAACAGCCGCTAAAGCTGATGCAGTTGTGCCACTTAAAGTGCAATTGTACAGAGTAGTGCCGGTTAATCTCCAATTATCTCCAGTGTCAACTATGAAAGCTGAAACCGTGGAAGTAAGCAACAGGAGAAGAATCATGGCAAACAGAACCAAACGTTTCATTTCCTTGACTCCTAATATTTATTGAATTTTCAGTTTTCTTAAGCTATTAACAAAAAATCAATGTTAGACAGCACCAGTTGACTTTACGACGTACACATAATCTGTTGCACGACATTGACCGAAGAAACGAACCTTGTACTGTGCTTTGATGTCACGTTCCCACGCGGCCTCATTATCACCACCCCGATATTGAACCTGCAGGGGGATAACTTCTTTCCAGAGGAATTGGCGTTTGAAATCACCGAGATACCATATGATGGTAGACTGTGCGTCAAGAAATGGACTTGTTACCGGTTTAAAAACACCAGCATATGGATTCGGCTGAGAATTTGCACCACCAATCAACACTGACGACTTGTAGATCATGTTTGCCGCCATCAGTAGTGAGTTTGGAACCAATAGAACCTTTGGACCAATAACGATAGGGTCACCACGTTCATCCACCAAAGCTGCAAACAGCAAAATAGCAGCGTTGATGTCGGTGTGATTAACAAGGGCATTTGTGATCAAATTGTCCTGCGAATGAGGATCACTGGTCGCATTCTGATAAAGATCAGTCTGCGTAGCTGTTCCAGAAACACCGGGATACCAAGCTTTGTAGTTTGTAATATCCTGAATGGTGTTCATGATAAGCTTCTCACGGAACATTGCTGCGGATTCACCCATTTGACCGGCTTGTCTCAAAACGAGACCAGTCTGATCATACATTAGCATTTCCTCAGTAATGTCGAGAATCTTACCGTACTTCTGGCCTTTGATTTCGACCCACTTTTCTTCCATCGATTCAGTGTGCTTGTACGGACCACCCTCATACACGTTTTCCATCGTACCAATGGGAGCCATACCGGGGATTGTATCCGTTTTCAACTTGGATGTAAACTTATCAACAAGAGTATCACCAATTGTCGGAGCAAGCTGATAAGCAGCAATCATCTTCGAGGAAAGCAATGTTCCAGTAATAACTGGAAAAGCGGATGAATGAACTGCTTGATAGATTTCCTGAATACTGAAATCCTCAGGTTTCATTCTCGGCTCTTCACCCTTCTTGGCTTGCAACAGATCTCGTATCATTCGTGCAAGATTTACAGTACGTTCCGATGTATTGGAACCAAGACGCTGATAAATATCCCGCATCTTTCCGACCTTGTTCTCAAAACTCATTTTTATCTCCTTTTCTATCTGAACCAACTAACTAATTAATTAAGCCTTCTAACGAGTCAGGTCGTTTAGCCAATTGGCTTAGTCTTGAGGAGTACCAAAGAGCTTGGAAGGCAGAAGCTTAGCTTCAACATCCGTACCGGTTGCACCCTTCGTAGTTACACAAGTCGCAATCGGACTTGTTGAATCTTCAACAACTGTCTGATCTTCACACGCATCAGCACTTGCGTATATACCAATCGGATCACCCTGATGAATTGCCGCTGCAGTCTTTTGAGTAAGTCTCCAAACACCAGCTTGGGCAACGGGAATTGGGTCGGTTTCGGTGGCACTTGATGCAGCCATTGCTATTCCGGCAAATTTATCAGCAGCAGCTTCTCTATTTGCAGCAGCATCACCGGCATCTGCAATAGCTGAAACCGGAATAAGAAGGTCACTGTCAATAGCAACAAAGTCACCAATTTCGATGGCTGTCGTTGTTGGCGTCAGATACACGATATCCTGATCACCATACAAATATCTGTGTGTATTAGCCATTGTTATATCTCCTTTTCCTTAAACAATTGATTTCCGTATTGAAATTAGTCAACGAAATCGGTCGTGTTTTTTACTACAGTGTAAGAATACCTTCCTGATTTACGCCAAAAGTTTCTTGGACATCTTCTACCTTTACGTCCCCTTTCTTAGATTGGGAAACCGTCTTGCTGTGATTTCCTGTAACACCATCGCCAGTGTTAGCATCAACAAGGTTTTTACGGTCGTCAATAAGAGCTTTCATCTGATCAACTACCGTTATTACTTTGTCATCTTTCTTCTTCTGGGAAACATTCAGAAGTTGTTCCTTAAATGCGTCAGTCACAGCAAAATCAGGCAATTCAGCTTCGGAAAGTAATTCTTCCATCGAACGTTTCTGTTCGATAGCGGATAACTTAACACTAACTTCATCTGCCTTTTTTACAGCTTTGTCGCGTTCCTGTTCCAGTTTTGCGATTTCCTTACTTTTGCTCTTTATTCCAGCTTCAAGAATCGACTGATAGATATCATGTCGGTTAGCCCTAAGAGCATCAATGGTAACTTTACTCCAGTCCATGACTTCATTCTCCTTGTTAGCAACTGATTTCTGTTTACTTTCGAATAAGCTTACCGTTGACGCCGGGTCATCAACAAGATCGATCGACGCCAAATTACCATCCGTATCACGGGGTAGAAGACCACAAATAACCTGTATGTCATCTTCGTCTTTTTCATTGTTTTCACTTAAAATTCCGGCTGTATGAATGCTAAACCCAACAGCAGTAGGTGTTCTTTGAGCAATAGATGCTACTTTTCTGGCATCTTCACAATCCCAAAGTTGAAGGTCACCATAAACCTTATCACTTTCAAGTCTTGTGTTCTGAAAAACACCAAAACCGGTTGATACTCCTCTCCCATCAGCACCAGCCTCATAATTGTGATCAATACGTGCTATACATCCTTGAAATACTCTAACAGCATCATTCATAGCCTCATCCGTAAATCTTCGGATGATATTATTGTTCATATCTTTCGCGATATTGGACATAATTGCAACTCTTTTGAGCGAATTTTCATCCTTATCAAACTTAATTTGATTTAGGTTTACTACAGACACTTGTGAAAAATTTATTTTTTCTTTCATTGATTTCACTTCCCTTTTATTCCACTTGGAAATACATACGGCATAACGTTGTTTTTCCTCTGGAAAAGATTTTCTTTGCTCAGCATCGCCCATACATCGCGACAACCATTCTTTTCGAGTTTCATCTTTCGCTGGAAACGGCATAGCCTAATCCTTTCATATAGTTATATCATTCGAAAGAATTCACAATTTACGTATTTCATATTCGATATTCCGTGTAATGTATCTCCGGATAGCACATGCAATGCGGATGAAGTGGTATCTCCGGTGGTTCTTCTTTGGGATAAAAAACCCCATTATTATCAAGACAATCCTCACATGGATTCCCAGATGCAACTCTCCATATATATCCATCTATCCATTTCTTGGATTTACCATATCGGTATATTCCATGTGCGTATGCCCTATTAATTTCGGTTCTGGCAAGACGGAGGGCATTCTTGTATGCGGATTTATACATTCCAGGAGCAGTTTCAATTTGTGTTGCTAAGCCGGTGGTAACTTTTCTTGATACACCTAAAAATCCCTTTAATTTTTTAGCCAACACAGCCGAAGAATCTCCTCTCAATACTGCAAGATGTATTTCAGTCATTATCCGTTTTTGACTTGACCATGTAACATCCCATATTCTTCGACTTAATGTAATACCACCAAGATTATAGGATTTAGTAATAGCAGCAGCTTCGGTAGCTATAGAAGGTTTAGCATCAATTTTCATCTTTGATGTAGCAAATTTTGAGACATCCTTAATTGAATCATTTACACCATGTTTTGACGCCGTAAGAAAAGAACCTATTATAATTTGTTTAGTTCTTTTTCTTAATTTTGAGAACCTTCTCCTCACAAACAATATTAGAGCTAAAGCAAGATACATCTTAATCTTGCCTTTCTTCTCTGATTTTACAATTTTATCAGTTATTTCCCTTTCTGCTTCTGCAAATTCTTCATACATTAACTTAGATCGGGATTCGACAAATTGATAAAATTCTTTTCTCTTCTCAGTATTTATTTTGGTTTGGTTAGTGGGCATTCACTATTACTCCTCATCATTCGTAGATTCTTCTTTATTAAATCCCTTATCCTCTTTTTCCTTATCCTCAGTTTTTATTTGTTTCTTTTCATTATCATAAATATATCCAAGCTTGTGACTTGAAGTCCTATCACTTACCCATCCAAGACTTCTTTGTACAGCAAGTGCTTCGGTTTCATCTTTTATGTCTCGATGTATTAATGCTGAGAATATTACCTCACATTCTTCATCCGAATTTTTGGGAATAACCCCCATTTCTTTACCAATACACATAACTTTACGATATGTTTCCTTGAATTCATCTTTAAAATAATCTTGCCATGCCTCAAACATTCGAACCATCGGAGATTCACTAACCATTGTACTTGAATAATTTGAATTACTGGCGTCTCCTCTAACGACGTATTCCGTTAGTCCCGTTCCTTTAGAAATCATTAATTCAATAGCACGTCCGTCCGGTTGAGTATCCGGTGCATGAATATCAAGATTCATCATATCATATTCAATACCCGGAGTTGATAATAAAATTGAACCAGCTTTCGGTAATTTCTTGGGAGCAGTTCCACCAGATTTTGTTTTAGTGGTGGCATCATCAAACATATTCTCGAATGTGTCAAGATCAACACCGCTCACTTTCATAACCATATTAAATAACGTTCTGATCTTGTTCAGCATAATACGATCATTCAACCATCCACCATATTTAACAATGTATTTAGCCACTCCAACAAGAAAGGACACACCACGCTTAACGTTCATGTCAACGTTGATTTTCGTATGAACAACATATTTTGCATCAACCTTAGTATTTTTGATTTCACCGGAATCATTTTTATAACACAGATGATATCGAATAATATCTTCGACATCCTCAGGGTCGGTTTCTATACCAAAACTCCACTTATTAGTTTTATCCTTCAAATCATCTGGTTCAATAAATCTAATAAGAGGTATTTTAACCTTACTTTTTCTTTTCGGCTTAAATAACCGTAAAAGTGATTCCCCGTCTCGAAGACTCCTACGCACGTGTTCCTTCATTCTGCGATCCATCTTGTTGATTGTGCAAAATGTCTCCCAAAATTTGATCACTGTTTTGTTCTTGCTTAGTGGTTTAATATATGCATCTTTACCGACAACAAAATTAACCATCATGTCGATAACTCCCCTCGCTCCGGGGTCGGTATAGTATAATTTTCGTGCAGTTTGCTGCATTTCGTGGACTTCATTTTCAGTATATACCTCTTTCCCAATAGTAATGCTTCTCCATGAAGATTCATCAGCATCTCTGGCAAATGACGGAATTGATTGTATCATTCCTATCATTGATTTCATTGATTGTATCTGCATTTTTAACTGCAAATTTTTATGTCTCTGTAACAAAGTTTTTCCAGCCATTTTCGACTTCCCTTTATGTTAACATGTTTCCTATTACAATCATCTGCGGTCTAATAGGTTTTATTTTTCCGAGCAAATAACGTTCAGCATCCATAAGGTGATTCTTAAAATCCACCGGCTCATCTAATGGATTACCATCACCATCCTCTTTCCATTTGTATGTTTTCTTCTCGTCAATAAGATTTACACTTGATTCCATTAAATGACATCTATACCTTTTTACTCGGTCGATACCAAGACGAATGGAATCTTTTCCTTTATCACATTCAATAATGTTGAAACCGGCAAGACGTATTTCCTGTATTCTATCCGGTTCTGCTGAATCACCAACAATCAAACGTTTTCTATTTGGTATTAGAGTTTTTAAACGTTCGATCAATTCTTGATTGGTCAAATGTGTTTCGTATAAAAGCTCACGTTCGTATGCTTCATTACCCTTTATTCCAATCTCTATTAGAGCAGTAGGCGAATTGTATCCAAAATCTAAACCATAACCTATTCTTATAAGGTCTTCCGGCCATGCTGATTCCGGAGATATTTGCCAGTTGGAATAAACAATGTTTTTAGCTATTGCCCATAAACCGAGAGCATAGATTTTGTGGTATGTTTCATCAAGCTCTTTAAGAGCTTCTAATTCATTTGTGTAAATATCATCAAGGAAAGGATTGTCTTTATATGTAGAATGACTGACATCCACATTTTCAGGGGGATTTTCGGTCAAAGCTTTAAGCCATTCTAATCCCGGTTTTTCAATCGGATTGAATGACCCAAACACTCGGTTTGGACCATTAGTGTTTTCTCCTCTGCAGCGAATATTAAGCTGCATATAATCTTTCTTTGTGAGTTCGGTAAGCTCTTCCGCCCATACATAGTTAATCTTCTCGAACGATTTAAGTTTTTCAGGGTCGTCGAGCGGCACAAAGTACATTTCATTATCCGCGTATGAAATCGACCTATCCGCTTTGTTGATATTTGCCGGTAAATCGTATTTTTTAATAATATCCCTAAATAACAACCATGATGATTTAGCCAATGCCGGACCCGTTCTACGAGTAATAACCATCCGGATATTATGAAAAGAATAAAACATCAACAGCATAAATTGGGCTATTGACCATGATTTCGAAGAACCGGCAGAACCATAGAGTAAATTAATTCTCTTTGGACTCCTCTGCAGAAATCGAAACAGCTTGGTCACCCGAAACTGTACTTGCAATTCTTTTTCTTGTTGGTCTTTTGTCCGTATTGGCATCTATCAGTGTAAATTTAAGGGATTTTATTTTTGGACCAGACATACGATTTATTGATTCCCATCCACGATGTTTGCCTTTGTTACATAAATAGAAGAATAATGATGTTTCCTTTCCAGCCTTGATATTTTTGATTAATTGTTCTTCCGCAAAGTCAAGTAATGCTTCGTTGGCTTCCGTTACGGCTTCTCTAAATTCCGGATACCTTTCAAGCCATTGGTAATACGTACCACGACTTATACCGGTAGAAATACACGCAGCAGATACATTACAATTATACCGGAAAAACATTATGATGAAGTGTTCTCTCCTCACATTACTTTTAATAGCATCAACCTCAGGACTTCTTAAGGGTCTTCCAAGGTCCACCTGTAGTTTGTGTAAAATTGAATCATAGTCGGGTTCGACGTAGCTTGGAACGTCTGGAACAATCTCTTTCATTCGCTTCCGTTTACGTCTTGCACGTTTCTTGGCGTTTAATTCATCTTTTTCCCTTCTTGATAGTTCACTATATTTCCTTTTTGGGTTCACTTGACCACCCTACATATTTCGTTGATCTTTTCCTTGATTAATTCAAGTTGCTGTGTTGCAACTTTCATCTTTTTGATTGACAGCGTTGCACCGGCAGCATATGCAGTTTTTATCGTCATAATCAAGGATTCTATTTGTTTCAGTGCAACTTTCTTCGACGCTACGAGGTTTGGGTTAACTTTCTCGGCACGAGGATTTATTCCAAGTACACGAGGATTTGTTTCACTTTTTCTCCGGTTCCGTTTGCCAATAAATTTTTTAGTTTTTGAATTTGCAATCTTTTCGTTCATTTCAGTTGCTTTCAATAATAAATTAATTTGGGGTTTCCCCCTACAACCCCTTCCCCAACCCCCTGAATTTCCTTCAGAAATTGGGGGTTAGCCTTCCCCCTTCCCCCCTCCAAGTTATGCCCGATGTCTCATACCTCTACCATATGTATCCTCCGGAGCAATCCACAGTTTACGTATGGCCTTCCTGATATCACGAGAGGGGTTCCGGAGATTACCTAAGTTACCTAAGTTACCTAAGTTATCATCCATATCCCTGAGGAATTTCCCTAAGCTTGAATTCGAGAAGACTATTGCTTGGGTCGCCCCGGAATATACTAATAAATTAATTTGTATGGGTCTTTCGAGTTTTGAAAAGAAAACTAATAAATTAATTTGT